TTTATTTTTATTTATAAAGTCATATGATATAATACAAAATAGAGAAATTACAATCTAAGAGTGGTGGTTTCATACAACCTCGATTCCTATGGTAAGCAGGAAGGAGGTGTAAACTGTATGGAACAAATGATAATATTTATTCTAAAAATTATTGGTACTATTTTACTAGGATTAGTTACTAATATTATTTGGGATAAAATAAAAAACCACTCTTCTACTGCCAATAGAAAAAGTGGTTTAGATCTTGATATAAAAATCAAGTTTAAAAAATTTTAGTTAATATATACTAGAAACCACTACTCTACTGGAATAGATTGTAGTTTCTCATTTTTCTTTTTATATTTATATTATACTATAAATATAAAAAAATAAACAACTTATTTGAATTTTTAACTTAAACTATAGTATTATTGATATGATCCTTTTTATTAATTTAATATAGCTGAAGAAAAGAGAATCTGTTTTATTTAGCAGACTCTCTTTTCTTTTTTATTATTTTGTAAAGATAGAGTTAAAGATTTACATTTCAAATTGTAAATAAATACAACAATATAAGTCTATTTTTACATTTATATATAAAAATAAATATGTAAAAATAGAATACACTTCATTTTTACAAGTTTTAAAAATTATAAAAACTATTTTTTTCATACATAAACTTTGATATAATCAAATTACTTCTGTAAGAGGGTGCTGTATTTTTTTATTTAATTTCATTAAAGTTTCATAAAAAAAGATATATCATTAAGACGCCGTGATATATCTTTTTTTTATGAAACTTTATTTTTGCAATATAAAAACATTAGAAAAAATTTTTATTTACTATTAAAAAAATAACCTAAACATTGATATAATAAAATAAACCTTAATATTGTTTAGACCAAAATATTTACAAACCCAAGATAACACAAAGAAAAAAGAGATGATACTATATTTTTTTAGTATCATCTCTTTTTTCTTAACATAAAACAATATGTTTTATGCTATATAAAATAGTGCAAAGAAATACCTAAAGTTAATATATACTGAAATATATATAATCTGTTTAATTAATTTTAATATGTAAGATTTAATAAAAAATATACAATTAAAAAGTTATTATAACTTAACACTATTAATACTTAATATATTCTAAATTGCCGTTTAGAGTATCGTTATTATGTATTTTATTTAAGATTTATGATAAAATTAAATAAATTTTAGAGGAGGGATAAAAATGCTTGAAAAGATAAAAAGGGCTAGAGAAATAGCATTAAAATATTATGAGAGGGATTCTATTTTAACTAATTCAGATCAAGGTAAGGAAATGATTGAATTTTGTTCAAAGTTGCTAAGTACATCAAATGCATCAAATGGTGGTGATTTAGATACAGATCAATTTATAGGGTTAACAAAGGATGGTTGGGTTAAATATATAAATGTAACTGAAAGTTGTGGGGGGTATTTTAAAATAGTAGATGAATCATGTACATATATATCTGATAGAAATATAGTAGAATACTTAAATAGTGATAAGTGTACACCAACCGAGAGGTATAAATTTATGTCTAGGTTAGAATACTATCTTGGTTTAGATAAATAATTAAAATAACTTTAAAGGATTTAATCTATTAATTGTAATTAATATTACTTCAACTTTTAGTTTTGATATGCTTAATTTAATAACTGTAATGCAATATAATATAGATAAATATGAATTTATGGAGGAATACTGATGGAACTAGAAAAAGTTTTAGAGCTTATAAGAAAAGCTGATGATAAATTTCCACTAAAAATAGCTTATAAAAATAATCATAGGTACTATCATGATTTTATTGAGGTTCTTAAAACATTTAATCAAACATTATCAAATAAAGATTTTAATGATTTAGTTAATAAGTTTCAATTCAAAAAAACATTTGATGAACAAAGATATTTACAAACAGTATCTGAAATAACTATTTTATATTATGTTCTACGTTATCATAATAAGGAACAAAAATTTGACTATGAGCCCAAATACAATGGTGGATATAATCCAGAGTGTTCATTTGTATATATGGATAAAAAAGTAAATTTAGAAGTCAAGTGTCCTAACTTAGAAAAAAGATTAAATAGTGAAAAGAGAAATACATTAAAAATTTTTCCTGCTGAAAGACTACCACAGCACAAAGAGATTATAAATGAATTATCAAACAAAATTAGAATACAAGATAGTGATTACAATGGAGTAGAAGAAAAAAATCGATTAGATAATAAATTAAAGGACTTCTTAATCCATTCACAAAAAAAATTCCCTATTTCAAATGATTTAAATTTTAATATATTAGCTATTTCTTTAGATATAGTCAGTGATTTGGATGAATGGTATTCATATATATTTGGTAACAATGGAGTATTTACTCCTAACTCATTTGTGCGTGAAAAATATGATAATGTTGATGCAATACTTCTCACAACTCCAGTATGTGGTCATATTAGATGGGAAGAACAAAATAACATAAATGTATGGAATCTAGAAGAGACTATTAATATTTTATTATTAAATCCTGATAGAGAACAAACTAAAACCGGAAAATATTATTTTGATTATGGAGTGTCAATATTTGGGGAATTAACCAAAGAGTTTTTAATTTTTTTACAAAAATTAGATGAACAGACAAAAGAAAAATATAAATATTTAGATGATAATGAAGTAATAGATATTTTTAAATATGCAGATTTTAAAATTACTGATTTACAAATTATAACGGAATTTATAAATTATCTAAAAAACTGATATTTATAGTTTAGATTTACTAAAATAAATTTCAGTTTATAATATATATTAAATTAACTTTAGAGGAACTACTTTATGAAGTGGAAAAGTTTTATGAAATAGTAAAGTAAATAAATTTTATTTGAAATTAAAATTCCAATTATATAAAAACAAATGGTATAACAAATCTATTTAGAATTTGTTATACCATTTGTTTTGCATTTTATTTAGAAAATTTTAAGTTTCCACTTGAAATTACTTTTTCCTAGACTTTTTGTGTTTGCTATTTTTATCATATTCTCTAGCTAATTTATCTATATCAAATCCATCTGGCAAATTATTTTTAGTAGTCTCTAAAGGTCCTTCTAATATACTCATTACCATTTTATTTACTGTTATATCCTTAACTTTAGATCCTCTTCTATCTACTCTAAGGTGTTTTCACTATCTTTTTTCTTCTATATCTAAAAATTTTTTCCGATTAATTATGTGGGCATAAAAGTATAAGTTTTATGTCTAAAAAATAACCAAAGCATTACTTATAATCTTTGGTTATTTTTTGATGTCTAACTATCTGAAAGATTTTCATATAGTTCTATTAAATTATCTAGGTTTATCTTATAAATATTTTTATTTCCTAATTTAGATTTAATTATTAAATTCATATTTTCTATTTTTTTAAGTAAAATTCTAACAGTAGTTGTACTTAGTTCGGCAGCTGAGGCTAAAGTGTAAATACTTATTCCATCTTCAGAAAATAACTCATTTTGTATTAATATATATATGATATTACCTAATTTTTCATCTTCTTTTACTATTTTATCACTTATTTCTCCATAATAATCTAATTTTTCTCTTCTCTCAATTAAAGATAAACAAAGTTCTTTCATAGATTCAATTATAAAGTCAAAAAAAGTTATTACGAAACTAGTTAAATCGCCTCTATTCTTTTCATCATTTACAATCTCAAAACTCTTATAATATTTTTTTATATTCTCTCTTATCGTATAGGATATTCTATATGATACTAAATTTTCTAGAGTTTGACATAATAAATAACTACTTATAAAACGACTTGTTCTTCCATTCCCATCATAAAAAGGATGGATGTAACCAAACATATAATGAAAAACAGCTATTCTAATGAGAAAATCATATTTATTATCATTTAACATATCTAAGCAATTAGACATTGTTTCTATTATTTTATTTTCTGGATTAATTCCACGATGTATTATTTTTTGTTTATTATTACAAATATATACACCTTCTTTTCTAAATATCATCCCATCAGGCTTATTTTCTGGCTTTTCATTTATTACATCTCTTAAAGTAAATTCATCATATAATTTTCTAATATCTTCACATGTTTTTAAATTGATATCTTCGATTTTCATTAGCATCTCATATTTCTTTACGATTCCATATAGTCTCTTTTTTTCAGTCTTTTCAGATTTATCATTTAGAATTTCAGTAATTTCTTTTCTGGTACTTTGAACCCCTTCAATATCATTTGTCATCTTAATTTCATCTATTAAACATCTTTTTCTGTATTCTTTTAAAGCAATTGGTGGTACGGACTCTGTGCAAATTAAAAGTTGCTTATCTAATCTTAAAATTTTATTTATACGCTCTAATATATCATTATTTATAACAACAAATGCATCATATTTTCCTACTTTAAAATTAAATCTATATGTTGATTCGCTATTTAATCTTTTTTCATAAGTTTCTTCAAATAATTTTTTATCTGAATAAAACAAACTTGATAATAGTTTATATGCCATAAAATCACTCCTCTTTTAACTATTATGATTAATTATAGAAAAAAATAAACTTTAAGTAAATAAGTTCTTAATAAATTCATAGATATTTAACAAGTTATTTATTATATAACTATATAAAATACTTATTTTTATAGTATTTTATATAGTAAATTTATAATTTAATACTTATCTTATAAAAAATCCATAACTTTATCATGTATAAATACTTCATATAGAAAAGTATGATTTATATTTTAACTATATATATTATCTAGCATTGCTTTGTCTTTATAGCTTTTTTATGGGTTTTTCCAGTATATTTTTATTATTTATCTTCTGCAAGTATGTACTTTCTAAAATACTTCTATATATTAATTATTCATAAAAATTTATATTAATACCTTTTTAGATATATTTTTACAAAAGAATATAATATTGTAGAAAAATATTAATGATAAATTTAAGAACTTAAAAGATGCATTTGATTCAATTGAATTTTAATATGAAATTTTTTTCATAGAATTCTTATTATTGCTAATTTCTTTTCGTATTTTTATTTATATGAAAACTAAAAAATAAATGGTAAAATTATGTAGTAGAGGAGGTCAAAAATGGAAAAAACATCAGAAAACAAAAAAATAAAACCATACTTCTGGAAAAATCATATTGCCTATGTATTATTAATATTAATAATTTCTATGCCTATATTAACTACCATCCTAACATCATTGATTAATAGCCCATTTGAAAGTTTTACTGCAAGCAATGATTGGATAGGTTTCTTTGGTAGCTATTTAGGAGCTATAATAGGAGGATTAATAACTTTAATAGTTATGTATAAAACTATAGAGAATGGAAATAAAAATTTAGAAACAACAATTGCTCAAAATAAAAAAATCCAAAATGAAAATAATAAAATAGCTTTTTGTAATGATATTGCAACAATAGTTGCTGAATTTTGTGGTTCAACAAGGGTTTTATCAGAAGATTTACGTACTTTAAATCAGCTTTTTGAAAAATATACTTTTTGGCAAAATGAGTATACTAATTGCAAGAATGCATTTACTGATTATAAGAATTCTGGCTATTTAAGGGCGGTTATTTGTGATAAGCTATCAGATCAAGTAGAAAGTTCAGAACGTGAGTTGCAAAATTCAAAAAAGCAGTATTTCGATGCAATGAATAGGATATCTAAACATAATTCTATTACAAACCTATTTCTTCTTGAAATAAAATTGAAAAATATTGAAGATGCTGAAATTTTAATGATCAAAGTTAGAAATTTAAATAAGAATATTGAAAAGTATATAAAGCCAAGAAAAAACGCGGAAGATTTGGTCAAAGACATACAGATCCTAGATTTAAGCATAAAAGATATATTGGAAGAAACAAGTCGATTTATAAATAAATATTCTAACTTAAAATGAATTTGAATTTATTTTAAGTTAGAATATTTATAATATAGTTTAAATATGATAGATATATTCTATATCTCTATCATATTTTCTTCTTCATATGAAAAATCATCTAAATTAATATCAACCATACAGATTGATACTTCTCCTTTATCTTTAAAATATTCTCTAAAGTTTTTAGCGTAAGATAATTCAAAGTTTTTCTCTATAATAGTACTTATTTCTTGCCCTATTGTTGTTAATGTATATACCCAAAACGTAATTGTACTGCTACCTTTGTTTTCAACCTTTAATAATTTATCGCAATGTATAAAAGGAAATTCGTGCGATGGGTTAATTTTATACATTAAACCCGAACTAACTAAGTTTATTTCTTCTAATAAATACATGTCCTCTTTGGTAATACCAAATTTTATTAAAAATTTTTCATCATAAATACATCTTAATTTTCTTTCATTTGCCACTTTAAAACATAATTTTACAAATTTAGTAAATAATTTAGCTTCTTTGCTTGATAAATTCTTTAAAGCTTCTAATGTCCTTAATGAATATGAATTAGGTTTTTCTATTTCATCAGCTAATATTTTAGCCCATAAATTTTGCATTTCTTCATTAGTAATATCTTCTGTAACTCTAAAAAATCTTGTTATCCAATCTTCATCAACAGAATCCTCAGAAATACATTCTTTATCTTTAAGTATATCTGCTGTATTTTGGATAATTTTAGATATATTTTCTAATTTTTTTAATTCTTTATCTAGCATGAAATCTAAAGCTAACTTCTCTGAATCGTTTTTTAATGTTATAGTAGTACCATTTCTGATTATAGTAACTTCAGCTTGACTATCCTTTAAAATATCTTTTAAATTTCCTATCTCATAAGCATTTGCATCAGCCATTTTTCTAGTAAAGTATGGAGTAAATGAATTTCCAATTCCTTTACTTATACAATCAATAAGTTTTTCTAGTGGTTTACTAAATCCAGTTAAATTACTAATATTTATAAGAGATTTTTTATCTTTATCATTATTTTCTGACATAACTTCTTCCCCCTTTTACTTCTTCTATTATTTTATCATGATGTTTTTTTACCAACAAGTAGCTCCTTTTTTAAAATTACTTTAAAATTCAAATCACTATATATTTTTCAAATGAAAATTTGAATCTTTTAATTCTATATAAAACAATGGTATAACTTAAATTTTTTTAAATAGTAAATTAAATTTGTTATACCATTTGTTTTATAATTTATTTATCAATTTTTAATAATATAATTAAAATTACTTATTCCTAGACTTTTTGTTTTTGCTATTTTTATCATATTCTCTAGCTAATTTATCTATATCAAAACCATCTGGTAAATTAGTTTTAGTAGTTTCTAAAGGTCCTTCTAAAATACTCATTACCATTTTATTTACTGTTATATCCTTAACTTTAGATATAGCTTTTAATAACTTTAAATCCTCTTCTATCTAGTCTAAGGTGTTTTCACTATCTTTTTTTCTTTCATATCTAATAACTATTTAGAAAAATATTTTCAATTAACTATGCAAGCATAAAAATATATCTTTTACACCGTATATATACTAGAAATAAAAGGCCAACTTCATATATTGATATCTCATATAGTTTGTTTTTACTGTCTTTATTTTAGATTAACTTCACAAATTATAATTAAATTGGCACAATTAAAATTAAATGTTTGTTTTTTAGCCTTTTTTGTAACATTTTTAGAGATATTTAGATATCTTAATGTAAGAGAATCTTTTTCTCTCATATTTTAAAATAAAGGAGTGCAGTATATTGATTGGAAATAATATGTATATGAGTTGCTGTGAACACGGAAAAGGAAAAAGCCTATGTGACTATGGAAAAGGATATGGAATAAATGAACATTATCCTCCAGAAAAACATATAGAAAATATAGAATGTTGTTGTAAGCCTAGTATGATAAAAGCTTTAGAATTATTGAGTCGTGAAGGTATAAGAGAAAATGTAAATTTTGATGCTTTTGCTTTTATAACAGATTTTTTCGTTGTTGGAAGTCCATTAATACTTTTAAGTCTTATACCTCCTACAAAAAAAGATAACTTATCTGCAGCACTTGATGCTTCCTTAAATAAATTACCAGGTTGCAACTGTGATACTATAGGTATAACAGGTAGAGCATTATATCCAATTCCTCTACCTATAGATGATCTTACAGGAATATTAACTGCTATTGCAAATCTTTTAGACTCACTTGAAATAGATTTATTACAGCCAATAATAAATATCCTTAGAGCTCTAATACAGTTAGGCGATGATGTTTTAGATCCTATAATAGATTTATTATTAGATTTATTTACTACACTTCCTAATGTGGATATAGCATCACTATGTCAATTAAAAGCTGTAGCTTTCCAAGCTAATTATTCAACAGATACTTCATTTTCACCTTATAAAGCGGTTAGATCTAAGTTAAGATGTTTACTTGATAATGACAGTAAAAAAGATGATTGTAACCCTAAATGTGAAGATTGTTGCTGTAATGACGGAATATTAAGAGAAATAGCAGGTACAAATATAACTGGTACGGTTACATTAACAGCAGGTTCATTAACACTTCAAGGCGTAGAAGTAATAGGTAACAAAGATAATGTAATAATCCTTGGAAATGAAGATGAAAGCAAATTCTACTTTGTTTGTGCAGATGCTGTATCTTTAATAGGTTAGTATAAAATATATAGTTTTAAGTTAAAAGTATTTATTTTATTTCCAAGAAAAGGCTATGATCATATATTCATAGCCTTTTTGTTTTATTAAAAAAATTAATTCCCAATACCACAATAAAAAACAAGTGTATACAAAAAATTTATTTTAAGTTAAGTATTCTTATTTTTATATTTATCTATTTTCTTTTTAATAAATATAAAATTTTAGTTGTTCCATTAACTTATGATAAATAAAAAAAAATAGATAAGGTATTAACCCTATCTATTTTAACCCATGATTGAAAATAATTATAAATAGCATGCTATTTCTATAACATATGCTATTTATATAATATATGCATATTTATATAAATATGTGTCAAAGCCTTCTATATAAAACAATTAATATTATAGATATATTCAAAAAATAAAATATTCAATAAATGTGTGTAAACATTGCGGAACTAAGAAAGAAGAATTATATATGTCAAAATATTAATATATTAATTTAAAAAATGAAAGAAATTAATATATTAAAAACAATCCAAATTTAATACAATAAATTCAAAAACAAATGGTTATATAAATTTAAAAATAAAATGGTTATACAAATTACTATTGAATTTGTATAACCATTTGTTATGTATCTGTTAAAATTACTTCTTTCTAGACTTTTTATTTTTACTATTTTTATCGTACTCTTTTGCTAACTTTTCGATATCAAAACCATCTGGTAAATTAGTTTTAGTAGTTTCTAAAGGTCCTTCTAAAATACTCATTACCATCTTATTTACTGTTATACCTTTAACCTTAGATATAGCTTTTAATAACTTTAAATCTTCTTCTTTAAAGTATATAGACATTGGTGCTTTTTTTTCTGTTTTCTTTATGTTATTTATATCTAATAAGTTAAATCCATTATCATTATTATCAGTCTCTTCAAATTTTGTTTTTAATTCATTATCAACTTTATGCTTATAATCTTTTTTAGTAACTTTGATTTCTTCTTGATCATCTAATGCATCCATAAATTTACTTAAGCCCATCTATAACACTTCCTTTTCTATTAATTCATCTATTAGTTCATTAAACTCTTCTCTTACTCTATGACTCTTTTTTATCTTCCTACAATAATCTTCGATATCTAGCTTATTTATAATTGCATTTTTTATAACTGTCGTATCACTTATTTTTGTATCAACAAGATCTCTTGTTATATCCTCAAACTTATTTAAATAATCATTAAACAAATCTCCACTTGATAACTTTCTACTTGTATAAGAATTTATAACTACTGCTCTTTTTGCTTCATTTTCCATTTCCATATCTTCTAAATCTTGATTAAACTTTTGATAGAAGAGTTCACATCCTCTTATAGATGCAATATCCTGATATTCTAAAGGAGTTATAATTGAATCTGATATTATCATAAAATTTCTAGCGATAAGATCATAAGAAGGAGATAAATCTATAAATATGTAATCATAATATTTTAAAGTATCTATATTATTTTTAAACCATCTCCATACAGATTTTTCTCTATTAGTTTTAGTTGTTAGAAATTCAGATAAAACAGAAAGACTTAAATCTGATGGTATTAAATCTATATTTGAATACTTCTCAAGAGGAGCTTTTATAATAACCTCTTCTGCTTTAGAATTGTCTGTTAATGCTTCAAACATAGTTTTATCATTGTGTGATACTTTATATAAAAATTGAGTTAAATTTGCTTGTGTATCTGCATCAATTATTAATACTTTATTATTTTTTTTGCTTAAATTTATCGCTGATAAAGCTGTTAAAGTTGTTTTACCAACTCCTCCTTTTACATTAAAAAAACTTACTATTTTCAATATAACACACTCCCTTTGTTTTTACATTTGAATTACAAATCGAATAATAAATTGTTAAATAAACCATAAATGAATTTTATTAACAATTTATTTTATAATTTATTTAACCATTTGTTATTCAATTTTAATTTTAATTGCTTATACAATTAGATTATCAAATAGAATATTGAATTGTCAATGATTATTTGCGAATATTATCGGAAGTATTTATTTTACAGCTATATATGATTTTTTCACTATATTAACTTATACAACGTTAATATAAAATCCTCTTAAATTTATAAATTTTAAAATATAAATTAAACTATTCTATCCTATCTTGGATTAAAATATATTTTATTTGGTGGTATGCAAAAAAATAGAGATATATTTTTAATCTGTTTTTATAAAAAATTGGACATTATTAAAAGAAATTAAATTAAAAGAGATAAATAATAAGGTTACATTTGAAATGGATCAGTTAGATATTATATTAGAAAAAATGGGCCTTAGAAATAAAGCTATAGAAAAATAGAAATATAAATTTATTTGGTAAGTAATTATAATTTTAAAATTGTTTTTGAATCCATTTTTTAAATATAAAATTAGTAATTTGTTTTTATATTTAAATTCAAAATTGTCAAACAAATTGTCAATGAAATTATCATTGTATTTGTTTGACAATTTGTCATTCAATTTATATCTTACATATTTTCAATATCATTCAATATTTGTTTCCAATCTTTTTCAACTCCAATAAGTTCTAAAAAATCATTAACTAAATCTAATAATTCATATAATTCTTTTGTAGGTTCATATAGACTATCAATTATACTTTTCAAAAAATTTACATGCAGACAAAATGTTGTTTTTCCAGATACAAAACAATCCATTTGATCAGTTTTCCAATTTTGGTAAATACTAATTAAACTTGATGATCCAGAGAATCTTACCCCTTTATAAGAAGCCTCTAATAAATAACATTGATCTATAGAATTAATAGTTTCGTAGTCTGATTCAAACTCTGATTCTATCATATTATCTGAGTATTTAATTTTATTTAATTTATTTTTACTTACTAGTTGTTTAAATAAATTATAATTTTCATAATTAAGTTTGTACGATACACCTAACTTTTCACCTTTTTCTATAGAGTTTTGTATAAAGTCATATTTAGTATAAGTTTTCCATTCATAAACTATATTTATCTGTAAAAAATCTATATCCATTCTTTTCTTACCTACAGTATTAAACTTAGGTAATTCTTTATTGATTAAATACATTTCTAAAAAATTTAAATTATCCTTATCGGGGACTTCTATATATTTCATTATTACTGAGTCATTACACCATTCTTCTTTTTTATTACTAAGGTGATTTAAGTGTCTTGTATACAGGTTTTTAGTTTGTCCTATGTATAAGCACTCATTACTATTCGAATCTAAATACTTATATAGATAATACATTCCTATTCTCCATTTCCTCTACCAATTTAAATTCATTTCTTGTTGGTGCTTAATATCTGCTTCACGCTCTTTTTCATATTCTAATATTTTATTGTCCAAAGTTCCTTTAAAAAATTTATATGATGTAGCTTTAATTGTTTCAGTATCATCTCTATCTAGAGTTATCATAACAGCATCATCAAATGCTTTTTCCATATATATATCTTTAAAATCTACATTTGTGAAATCCTTCTTAAAACTTCTTAAAGTACCTTTTGTAAATAGGGTTTCATCTGGAATATAAAAGTCTTTAATTTCCGTTTTAAGCGGTTCTTTTTTATTATTTGGTATATTTATATCATTTTCCGCATTTATATCTTCTATAATGCCAAATTTTTCATTATTTTCATCACTCTTATTGTCTATCACATTAACAATGTCTTTATAAAAATATTTTCTTGGTTCGAGGTCAATAACTGAAAATACTATTTCATCAACTTTACGTCCTTTTCTTATTTCTTGTTTTATATCTACTTTCATATTTCCTTTTGAGTTTATTTCTGCTAATGCTCTTTTTATTACTTTTTGCTTAAAGTGCTTATATTCTGGATAAACATCTGCTTTTAACCTTAGATAATTTCTAATTTCTTCAAGTGAATATTTTATTTCAACTTCTTCATCCTGTCTGCTCCATAACCTCATTAAAGTATAAAATCGCTGGGTATAAGCACCTTTGAATCTGAATAAAACATCTAAATTTAAAGGAGTATATCCATCTTTTTGAAGCCTTACAAAATTTGTTATGTGATTATATAATGTTTCATGCATAGTTATTTCATATTCATTGTTATCTCTATTTAAATCATATGTATTTATTAAACCACTCCCAAAAGTTCTTAATGATCCTTTTTCATCTACGTAATCAAATTCTAAAATACTTTGCTGGAATAAGTTTAACATCGATTTTATATTTTGTTCTGTACATATATTTTTATCTTTAATAAACTCTTTAAACTCATCAACTTTTATAATCGCATGATATATAGGTCTATTCATTGATTGTTTTTGTGCATTGTATAATATCTTATAAAATAATTTATTTTCAATAGTTGTAAAGTCATATTTACTTTTTACTAAATTATTTGGTTGTAATAATATTTCTTTCTTTGATTTCATATTTCCCTCCGTTTAAGGTAACTTTTTTTAATTCTTAAGTTACCTTAAATAAAGATTAACATTTTCTGTTAAAAAAGGTCAACTAATTTTTTAATTTTTCTACCTTTGTGAATTTTCGACATCCTGGTTTTGTGTACCTTTAACCCTGGTTTTGGGTACCTTTAGTCCTGGTTTTGGGTACCTTTAACCCTGGTTTTGGGTACCTTTAGTCCTGGTTTTGTGTACCTTTAACCCTGGTTTTGGGTACCTTTACGTTCTAGACAATAGTAATTGCAACATATACAGCCCCTCTAAAAACTATTAAAAACTATTAAAAACTATTTAAAAACTAAGTAAAGACTAGTAAAGGTTTGTTTTCTGTACTTTTCTAATCTTCATAAAAAAAGACCTAAGATTCTAGCCAATTAATAAATTCAATTAAATCTAAACTATATAATTTGCATATTTTATTAATTAAATCTAAATGTAAGTCAGTGTATCTTTTATTTTCTATGGCTGAAAGTGTATTAGGACTTATATGTAACATTCTAGCAACTTCCTTCTGAGACAGACCTAAAGATTTACGTTTAAACTTAAGCATTTAAAATCACCTCCGAAGAAAAGGAGGTTTTTATAAGTATAATAGAATTTTTTTAGGAAACAAAAAGATTAAAAATGAGTTGTCGAAAATATAAAATAAATGTCTAAAACACACAAAATCCTGTACCGCTTTTTATGATAATCTATATTTATTATCAGACAGGGAGGTAATATATGGGGAAGATAAGGCGATTTATAGGAATTGAATTAAAAAAAGATTATTTTGATATAGCTAAAGACAGAGTAGAGAGAGCTTATACGGAGGAGTAAACAATGAAAGAATATATAAAAGGTCTTATAGATAGAATAGAAGATTATAGGTTTTTAGAAATAATTTGCAGTTTAATAGAAAAAAGAATAGTAAACGAAAAATAAGTACCTAAATTTAGGTACTTATTTTTCGTTTTCATGCATAATATCAACTAAATCATTAAGGACTTTTATTTTATTTGGACTAAGAACAACTATTTTAGACACTAATTCAGATAATTCTTCAGAATCAATAATTGTATTAAAAGTATTTGATAATTTAGATGATTCAGGAGATATATTGTACATATCTCCTTCGCCTTTAATAAACCAATTTTCGTTAACATGAAATGTTTTGCATAAATTTTCGATTAATTCAGAGTCAATAGAAGACCTTCCTCTCTCTAAATTATAAATAGCATCCCCGCTTTTTCCTAACTTTTTTCCGAATTTAGATCTAGAAAGTTTTTGTTTTTTTCTAAGAAACTCTATTCTTTCAGGCATATTCAATTTCATCACCTCTTGTTAAATTATATTCTCTGTTTAAAAAAGTGTCAACGTAAATGTAATTTAAAATACGTAAAAAAATGCACTTAAACGAAGTAAAAACGAAGTAAAAATCGGTTGACAAATGTAAAAAATTCGTATAACATGCAATTAATACGAAATATACTAAGTAGATTCGGTATAGGAGGCTTAAATTATGATCAATACAGAAAAAGAAGCTGTAAATTTAGCAGAGAGAATTATAACTTTAAATCCTGAAAATAAAAAAATAATGAAGGATATATTAAATCAATTTTTAATATCAGAAGCTGCTATTAAATTAGGAGTAAGACCTATAGATGTGAAAAGTATACTTGAAGCTAAAGAGAAAAATTAAGTGGTTATTCGATAAAAACATCGAAAGATGAAATAAAAAGGCTTATAGGGGGTAAATTTTCGATATTTTAATAGGTTGCATGTTTAACATGGAACTGGAAATTACCAATAAAAGTTATATGAGGAACTAAACACCAAAAGTACATACATAAAAATCATGAAGCTAAAAAAACTATAAGCCTTAAATATTTCTAAAAAAACTTAATAAAAAGTATTACAAAAAATCAAAAAAGTATATTGAAAAATTTATAAAAAAACAAGGGAAAGAATTACACATGAAACATTAAAAAAATGACTACAAATTATAAATCAAAAAAGTGTGTGATTTTATAAAAATTATAGTTATAAAAAATATGCTGAATAGGTTGATTTTACAAAAGTCCGATGGGCTTTTAACGACCTTGTTATAAGTACTAAAAAATCAAACAAAAGTAATAGAAAAAATAGTTTTATGAGGTAAGTGAGATGACAAAGAAAAATGGAAGTAAAAGAATAAATAAGTATGAAGAGTTAGACATAGAAAAATTAGAACAAACAAATTTAAATATGGAAGAACTTAACAAGATAATAGAACTAAGTAAAAGTAAATGTGTTTATGTAACAAAGACTATAAAGTCAGGACCAATAACGGAAATAGAAATAGTACCTATATTCCCTAAAGGAAAAAGTCCAAAAGAAATAGTTATGAAACCTACGGCTGAAGCTAAAAAGAATTTAAATACTAAAAATGCAATAAAGTTCTTCATAAGAAAATTAAATGCTAATTTCAATGAAAGAGACTTATGGATCACTTTAACATATTTAAATAATTTACAACCAAAAGACTACAAAGAAGCTCAAAAAAATATAAGAAATTACTTCATAAAACTAAATAGACTATATAAGAAAAAACAACAAGAGCAAGGCGTTAATAAAAATAAATTAAAAACAATTAAATACATATATGTGATAGAAAAATCTCAAAAAGGAAAATGGCACTATCACATTGTAATGAATTCAGTTTTAAGTATGGATGAAGTAGAAAGTGCTTGGAAATATGGAAGAAGAAACAATGTGAGATTTTTATATCCAGATGAAAAACATCTAACTAATTTAGGAAATTATCTAACTAAAAATCCTAAGGGCAAAAAACGCTGGGGGTGCAGTAAAAATTTAAAGCCACCTGTTATAACTAGAAGTTTATCAAAGTTTTCTAATAAAAAAATAATAGATATGGCTTTAGACTTTGAAAGATTAAAAGCAGAAATTGAAAAAGTAAACCCTGGCTATAAATTCATTGAAGCAAGTGCAAAAGAAAATCAAATAGTAGGCAGATGGTATATAAGCAGTACCATGCGAAAGATAGATTAAGGGGGTTAAAAAATGGATTTTGAAACAAAAGTAAAGTTACTAAAAGAAAAGTATGGATTTGAAGAATGTGGAGATAGAAGATTACACAAAATTGATGATGAGTTAAGTAATCTAACAGAAAAACAAAAAGAGAAAGTAGATAAAATGAGACAAGAGAATGAAAAATACTCATTTCTATTAAGATACGATAAAGACATTACTAACGATGAAAATCCGATATTTTATTCAGAAGAATATATAAGAAATAACTATATAGAGAAAATTTTAAATCCATTCAACTTCAAAAAATAAAATGATTTGCAGTTGATGATTTGATAAATGGAGTTGAATGGATAGTTAAATACTTAGTTTATTACAAAGATAAAGATTTAAGTACGTTATTACCTTTAAAGGTCAACTTTTCTATTGATTGAGGATAATCGTCTGCCCAGTTTGAGCCGATTATATAATCTTCTCTACATAGCATGACTATATGATCAATTATAGTTTCCCTTGGATACTCTGGTAAAGAATCTATTACCTCATCAGAACTTAAGCCGAAATAAGGGTCATTTAAGTAGTTGTTTTTAATAAACGTAAGTATCTTACAAACTAAAATTTTATCCATAAATATCAACTCCTTTCTATAAAAATTTAAAAGGTAAGAATACCTTTACATAGGAGTATAACAAAGTTTAGGTGATGAAAAGTGAATATAAACGACAACTTAAATAAATTAATACGAGGAAACAAATTAAACATAACTAAAATAGCAAAAGAAAGTGGAGTACACAGAAGCGTAATACACAAGATACTAGACGGAACAAATTTAAATCCAGGAATAAAAACAGTCAAAAAGTTAGCTGATTATTTTGGAATAACAATAGATGAATTAATAAGATAAGTGGGGTAATCACATGAAGCTAGATGAAAAGATAGTAAAGTTACAGTTTTAAGATATGCAGATGAAAAAGAAAAATACATATTAGGGAAAATAATAGATAAAGAATTAGTTGCTTTTGATGAAGGATTTGTTAAGAGTGCAAGTATAGAATGGTTTAAAGAAGCTAGTAAAGCAACATCTATATACGATGAAATATTCCAAGAAAATGAAGTTAAGAAGTATATAGATTAAAAATATAGTAGGCTTATAAAAAGTCTACTATCTAAAAAATGGAATTATTTTAGTACCCACAACAATGACAACAATAATCAAAGTATTTATGTGGGTGTAAAAAATATGCATTTGTAAGAGCTTGTGCTGGAGTACAGAAATAACCAATATAAATTGTATTATCCTGGTTAGGAGCTTTAGAACAACCTTCGATATGAATTTCATGTACTCCATTTTTATCAGTGTTTATATCGAAAATATAAAGGTTCGTAACAACACCTCCTATCTGATAGTTGGATTTGTGATTAGGAACTACCAAAGAGAAGTATATCAAAGTTTAACTGTAAAAATCTTGTGCAAATAAATTAGAAATGAGGTTTTAAGTTGAAGATATCTAAAAATAAAGATTTTGATGAAAATATATTAGCATTCACAAAGATATTTATAGTATTTGCAACTATATTTATAATACTTGCGATTGCAATGAAGTTGACGAAGTAAGATCTAATACATAGGATGATGGAAAATGAAAGAAAACAAATGCTTATTTGAAGATGATAACAATATATGTACTAGAAGTACGGTTAAAGATAAAGAATCTTGTTCAACTAAGAGTTTATTAAAAGGATATACAAAATGTATATATTTATATCCAAAAGAAGAAGGAGCGAAAATTCTTGAAGATGAGTGGCTAGAAAGGAAGAAGCTTTATGAGAGCTAGAGATATTATAAAAGCTATGGCATATCCATTTTTAGCGTTATTGTCAATTATAGCGATGAATATGTTCGTAACTTTAATGATGGGATAAGGAGCAAGAGTATGGATGAAGTTACTTTAAAATCAAAGTATGAAGTTGAGGGAGAAATAAAAGATTTAACAAAAACATATCCAACCGAGATAAAAATAACTATTCCTATGAGTTATCTTGAAGGACAAGTAGAGTATTATTCTGAAAAAGGAATGACTTTAACTGTAAAATGTGCAAGTCATAAATATGAAAAGGAAGAATTTGAACAAAGTTTAAGAAAACTATGTGTAAAATTGATAAAAGAATTTTTAAAAAAAGAAATATAAATTAATATGGTTACGATGGATAGATCTTTTAAAGGTAGAGATGGAAGATTATTAAAATAATTAATGATATTCAATATTCATAAATAGTTAGTTAATTTATGAATATTGAGAGGTACATATATAAAATTATATTCACAAATAAACTAACTATTTATGAACGAGGGTAAAAATGAATAGTATAGAGGAATTAAAAAGTAGAATAAAAGAATTAGAAAAAGAAAATCAAGAACTAAGAAAGTTATTAAATAAAGAAAAAAATAAACCAGGAAGAAAACCAAAGTTACAAGATCATGAGATAGAAGCTATGAAATGTTATAGATATCAAAATAAAACATACAAGGAAATAGCAGAACTTTTCAATTGTTCTCCTGGATTAGTTCATAAAGTTTTAAATAAGGGGTGAGATTATGAAAGAGACAAATAAAAGCAAAGGAATAATAAGAGGGTTTGATTCAATAGGAAGATTTACAATCCCTAAAACTTTTAGAGATATATTAAATATACAGGATCATAATCTTATTGAGATAACATGTGAAAATGGATTTATAAAAATAAAAAAATATGAAGAGGTCTGTAATATATGTGGAACTAATAAAAATCTAATAAAAATAAAAAATACATATATCTGCGATGAATGTAAAAAAGAAATAAAAGCGTTGGAATAGTAAAGTAAAACATTAATAAAAAAGGAAGATGAGCAAAAGATGATAGGAAGCATAAAAGGAAACGTAATAGAAATAGTTAAAATAGCAAATGAGATATGTGAAGAAAGAGGATTAAATATAAAAGATATGTTAGATACAAATGATCCTAATATAAATACAATTTTTAATGAAGCTGTAGCAAAGTTTGAAAAAGAAAATGAAGAAGATGAATTTGGAGAATGTAAAAGGTGTAAGTCATATGAAGAAAAAATAAATGATATTGAAATATATACTGAAGATAAATCAAAAGAGTGGAAGAATAGTACAGATTTAATAAAAGAGGGCATTTTAATGGGGCTTGAAACAGCTATAACTAAGTTGAAATAAACAAAAGAAGGGAGAAATATATATGATTGAGTTTATAAAATCAATCATAAATGAGAAAAAAATCCTAAAAAACACACTAAGGATATCTAATTTAAATGATGAAAAATTATTAGAAGCGAATCAAAAACAACAAGAAGATATTTAGCAAGCTAGAAGGAGATTACAGATGAGTAACAAAGAAAATAAAACAAAATTTTTAATAAGAGAAGCTGATGAAATAAATGCAAAAAATGAAGCTAAGAAGCTGATAAAAGCCGCAATAAAAGAAGGATTAATTGAAAGTATAGATAAAGATGTTTTAACTAAATTATCAAAAGAAGTAGCTAAAGAAGCTTTATTTGAGATAGAGAATAAAGGTAAAGATAGGAGACTTCATAATACAAGATTATTAATGAAGAACTATAATATATTAAAAAAACATATAGATGGTAATAATGAAGGTATAAAAATAAAATTTGAACATATTGATGAAGAAAATCCATATATGAAAGTTGAGTTTATGTGGTTAGAAAGTATAGTAAAAAGCAAAGCTAGAACAGCTACGATATTAAAATACATAGATGATAAGTTAGATTATTTAAAAAATAAATTTGTTGAAAATGAAGAATATGAAAAATATAGAGCATTTGAAATGTTTTTTCTAGAAGAAGAAACAAATGAAAAAATACAAGAAGAATTACATTGTAGTAAAAATATGCCTAAAAAATGGAGTGATAAAGTAATTAAACAACTTAGTATTTTACTTTGGGGAATAGATGCATTACACGCGTGGGAATAGCGTGGGAAATTTGGAAGTTTTCAATGGGATTTCGCCATGTTAATATGATAGTGTGGAATAATTATAAATGTTCCTAAAACAAACAATCTCACATATTTATCTAGGTAATATCCCTTGTGTTACCTAGACAATTTGCAAGTTAAGAGAGAAAACACTGGTGCAACTCCAGAAACTTGCTGTAAGCCATAATTAATAATATATGTGTCGTTCTAATAAAAAGACTAGATTAAATTCTAGTCTTTTTATTTTACAAAAAAACAAAAGAGATCATGCTGATATAGCACAATCTCTTTCAGATAAGAAATTAATATATAGAAAACATGATACCTCGCAAGAGGTTAGTTAAATTATAACAAAGTTTATGTTTGTTCAAAAAGAAAATTATAAATAAAGGAGTGGAGTATCATGACTAAATACAGAAATAAAAGTGCAATAATAGAAGCAGTTCAATGGACTGGAGATATAGAAAGCATAGAAAAAATAGATTGGGTAAAAGAAGAAATAGAAAAACTAAATATAATATTTGCTGTGAATGGTCCAAAAGATAAAGATGCAGTATGTTTAATTCATGATGGATTAAATAAAATGTTTAAAGTTAAAAAGATGGATTACATAGTAAAACAAAAAGATAAATTAAGCATAATGGATGGAGGATGTTTTGAAAGTTTATATGAAGAAATAGAAGACAGAAGAAATTGTAGAACAGATGTTACAGTTAATATTGATATAGATACAACTGAAGCTGAAAAGAAGCTTGAGGACTTTAAAAGTTATGTAGATAGTATTAATGATATTGAATATAGTCCAGGAATAATGAAAGTTGTAACTAAAGATGAGTTCATACTTAAATATGGAATGAGAGGTATGTCAAGAGAAAAGTCAATTAAAACATGGAATAAAATATCTAAAGGATACAACTTTGCATTAAGCAAAGATGCAAGTATGAAATGTATACTTAGTATAGATTATTTAAGTAATTTATTGAAAGAGAAAAAAGATTCAGATTGTACTCATAAAGAACAGGAGCGATAAGATGATAGTTATATGTGATCAATGCAATAATAGTTTTAATATAGAAGAGGAAGATCTAAAAGATAAGATGATTGATAATATAAAAGTCACATACTTTGAATGTAGAGAATGCAATCATAAGTATGTGACTTCTTGTGTTGATGAATACATAATGAAAGAGCAAAGAAGATATCAGAAGCTCATCAAAGATATTAATAAAACTAATAAGTCTCAGAAGTGTTTAAGGAATATGAAACTACATTCTGATAGGTTAAAGAAAAAGATATTAGAAAAGGTATAGAATCAAGATGTTAAAGAAGTTTTGCAGGTGTGGAAAAATTATAAACCAAAGTAAAAGCAGATGTGATAAGTGTGAGTCTAAGTATATAAATAATAAAAGAAAAAGTTATAAAGTTTACAATTCTAAAAATAGAAATAAAAATATAGATGCATTTTATCATACTGATGAATGGGAAGAAAAAAGAATATATATATTAATTAAATATAATTATGTAGACTTATGGGATTTCTTTGTGAATGGAAAAGAAACAACTGAAGCTAATACAGTTCATCATATTGTTGAAGTAACAGAAGATTATGAGCAACGACTAGATGATTTAAATTTAATACCAGTTAGTACGAAGAGTCATAATAAGATACATTCTTTATATAGAAAAGATAAAGAATCTACTCAAAAGAAGCTTAGAGATATACTTGAAAAGGCAGAGAATCTTTTCTGTAATAATAAAAGCTATTAAATGGAATATGAAATTTAAATATATATTAGTATCAAGAATAGAATTACAAAGGCTTAAAATGGCAAATACAAGTTATACCCCCCTACCTTTAAAAATATAAGTAGGGGATTTACCGAGCGAGCAGGGGTATATATATTCAGAGATTTGCCCAATTACAGATTTTTTGTGAAAGGAGGTATAAAAATGGGAAAGCAGAGGAAAACAGTAGCTACATCTAAAAGAAAAATCAGTAAAGCTGAAAAAGAAAAAAGAGCTCAACAAGAGAAACAGATAAAACTAGAAAGAGATGAACTTGTAGTTCCAAAATGGATGGAAGATGATGAAATCGCTAGAAATGAATTTATAAGAATAGTTGAAGCAGCAAAGAAAATAGATTTATGGGATAACTTAGACTTAGGATTTATAGCTGTGTACTGTAAGGCTTTTTCTTCTTATATTGATTTAACTAAAAAGATAGATGAAAATGGATATACAGTACAAGGAAAAGAAACAGAAAAAATAAGTCCTTATGTAACTGCTCAAAATAGATATGTAGAACAAATGCTAAGGTGCTCATCTAAATTAGGAGTAGCTACAACTGACAGACTAAAACTTATAATTCCAGAACCTGAAACAAAAGAAAATAAATTTATGAAATATTTAAAGGTGTAAGTTGTGGCAAGGCGTAAAGATAGAGTAACAGAATATGCGAAAAAAGTTGTTTCGGGTAAGGTTATAACAGGCGATAGTGTAAAAAAAGCTTGTGAAAGACATCTTAAAGACTTAAAAAACAGTAAAACAAAAGATTTTAACTATAAATGGGATGTTTCAAAATCTGAAGAAGCTTTAGATTTATACAATGACCTTACAATACTTGAAGGTGATGAAGCTCAAACATTAAAAACAAGAGGGTTTCAAAATTTCATTTTAGGAAGTTTAGAAGGATGGGTAGAAAAAAGAACTGGATACAATAGATTTAGAGAGGCTTACATTCAAATTGCAAGACAGAATGGGAAGTCTTTTTTAAGTGGATCTAAAGCTATAAAAACAAGTAATTTTTCAACTTATAAAATGGGTAATATAATTTGCGCAGCCAGTAAAATGGATCAAGCGAAAATAGTTTGGAAAGAAATAAAGAAATTTATAATAGCAGATAAAGAACTTGAAGAAATGTTTAAAATAACTGAATCTACAAATGAAATAACAGCAGGAGCTACAGGAACAGTAATAAAGGCTGTTGGAAGAGATACTAAATCTATGGATGGATTTAGAAGCATATTAGCAATACCTGATGAATTACATGCTCATAGAACGAATCAAACATATAAGCTTTTATTAGGAGGACAAAGAAAAGTAAACAATGCTTTAATTTTAGCTATAACAACAGCTGGATTTGACCTTAATAGTTTTTGTTATGAACATTATCAATTTTGCAAAAAGGTTCTTGATGGAGTTGTAAAAAAAGAAAGTTTATTTATATATATAGCTGAGATGGATAAAGAAGATGATATATGGAATTACAAAAATTGGGTAAAATCTAATCCTCTATTACTTTTAAATGAAGATGATACTATAAATATGCATGAAGTAAAAAAAATGAGTGAAGTAGCTATAGAAGTAAAGGAAAAAGGTGGAGAAGATTTACTTGATTTTAAGACTAAGTGGCTTAATATATGGGTTAGTTATAGGGGTGGAAGTTATTTAGATGCAGAATGCTTAAATGATTGCGCTTCAGATTTAACTATATCTGATATGGAAGGAAAAGAATGTTTTTTAGGAATAGATTTATCAAGTGGAGGCGATTTAACTTCGATAGCACTTATTTTTCCATTAGAGGATGGTACTATATTTATTCATAGTCATTCATTTATGCCAGAATTAAGATTATTAGAACATGAAAACTCAGATGATGCTCCATATAGAATATGGGTTGAAGATGAATTATTGACATTAACAACAGGAGCATTTGGAATAAAAACAGATTATAAGTTCATTATAAATTATTTAAAAGACTTACTTGAAAAATATCAAATAACTGTAAAGTCATGTGGATATGATAATCATAATGCAAGTGCTTTTATAGCAGATTTAGACTTTTTAGGTTGTGATTTAATAGATATACCTCAAAGTGCTAAGGCTTTAAACGATGCAACCGTAGACTTTAGATTATCTATAAAATCAAAACAAGTTAAATATGATAAAAATAATAAGTTATTAAAATGGAGTGCAATTAATGCTACAACTACTAAAAACAGTTTTGGAGAAATCAAGGTAGATAAAAATTTACAAGAAAATAGAATAGATCCTATTGATGCTATTTTAGATGCTTGGAAATTATATTTTGAAACTAAGGAAAGTTCAAATATAGCATTTGTACCAAAATAAATTTAAAAGAGGTGATTTTGTGGGTTAAATTGGTTAAAAAAATTTAAATTCAAAAAAACAATTAATCAAAAAAATAATGCAAAAGGTAGAGGCAAAAAAAGAATATTTTACTCTTCAAACAAAGATATAGCCAATAATGAAACCATATTTGCTGCAATATCTTTAATTTCTAATGCTGTAGCTAGTGTACCTATACATTTAAGGAAAGGGTATGAAAAAGTAAGTGCTAATGAAAATACAATAGCTAGATTATTAAGAGATGGAGTAAATCCTAACATGACAACTTTTGAATTTATAAGAATAATGGAAGTTATAAGAAACACAAAAGGTAGAGCATATGCTATAAAAGAATATGATTATTATGAAAATATATCCTATATATGGATATTAAATCCAGATTATGTAACACCATATAAAGACGAAGAAAGCGGAGAATTATGGTATAAAGTAAAAGAAGAGTATATACACAGTAGGCATATAATAGAAGTTAGTCATATAAGTGCAGATGAGTATGGCGGTATAAGCCCTATAGATGTACTATACAACACTTTAGATTATGATGAAAAAATTAAAAATTTAAGTGTAGAACAGTTAGAAAATGGAATAGGATTTAGATATGCATTTAAAGTAGGAGCTAATCTATCTATTGATAAATTAAGTGAATACCATGAGCTAATACAAGAATATATGGATAAAGGAATAATATACCTAGATAACGGGAAGTCATTAGAGGAACTGAAAAACAATTCTTTTATAGATCCAAAAGTTTTTGAAGTTGAAGAAATAACCGTATCTAGAGTAGCGAGAGTTTTTAACATACCTCCGCATAAACTATCTGCAAAAAATATAACTTACTCAAGTGCAGAACAGGGAGATTTAGAATTTTTAGTAGATACTATTCTTCCTGTTATCCGTATGTATGAACAACAGTTTAATAAAAAATGTTTATCTAATTATGAAAAGGATGAAGGATTTGAGGTTAAATTTAACCTCAATGGATTTGCAAGAGCAGATATGAAAACAAGAGGAGAGTTTTATTTTAAAATGATTAGATCTGCGGGATTAACTCCGAATGAAGTTCGCATGTTTGAAGATATGCCACCTAAACCACATGGAGATGATTTATTAATAAGTAGGGATTTAATTCCTATTAAAGATATAAATTTTTTATTAAAAGGAGGTGAGATTAATGACCAAAGTATTAAATCTTAAAGGCGTAGATTATAAAACTGGACAAATTAAAGATTCTGGAAGAATAGAAATAAAAAATCAGACTGGAAATAGTGCTGATTTATATTTTTATGGAGATATTGTATCAGAGTCTTGGATAAGTGAATGGTATGAAGATGACATGTGTCCATCTGATGTAAAAAAGTTTTTAGATGAATTAGAAAATGTTCAAAATATAAATATTCATTTAAACTCTGGAGGAGGCTCCGTATTTGGAGGATTAGCTATATATAACCAGTTAAAAAGATATAATGCAACGATAACTACTTATATAGATGGTTTAGCCGCCAGTATAGCCAGTGTTATAGCTATGGCAGGAGATAAAATAATAATGCCTGAAAATGCTATATTAATGATTCACAAGCCTTTAACATGGTGTTATGGAAATGCAGATGAAATGAAAAAACAAATTGAAATATTAGACACTTGCCAAAAATCTATTTTAAGTATTTATATGGAGAAAACAAGGTCTGGTATAACTGAAGATGAAATAAATAATTTAATAAATGAATCTACATGGTTAACTGGAGAAGAAGCCTCTAAATATTTTAATATAGAATTAGAAGGTTCTGTAAATGTAGATAACTGTATATCTAATTATTTTGATAAATATAATTTACCTAATGATAAAGTCGTAAAGATTGATAAACAATCAAATACGGCTTTTTTTAATAACAATAAAATTAAAGAATCAAATGATGATCTTTTAGTAATGGATGAAGCTACAAAAATAATGATAGAAAGAATAAGAAATTTATAAATAAAGGAGAAAAAATATGAATAGATTTCAATTACAACAAATGTTCGATGGAGTTAAGGCACAATTAAAGCAGGAAAATGAGAAATTATCTAATATGTATATGGATTCTAATTCTACTATTGAATCAAGATCAGAGCAACAAAAAGTAGTAAAAGACTTAGAAGAAAGATTTAATGGAATAAAAAAGCAAATAGAAGAGTTAGATAATAAAGAAGCTCAAAAAATGAAAAATAAATCTTTAGGAAATAGCGAAAATGATATAAAAATAAATGCAAAAGCAACATTAATAAGAAATGTAATGGAAGGTAAACCTGTAGATAATACAGTTTTAAATTCATTAGGTGATAATTCAAGTATGGGTAATGGAGGAAAGATATTACCAAGCACTATGACAACAGAATTATTACATGAGCCTATGGTTAAAAATCAACTAAGAGGACACTCTGCACTTACTAATATAACTAATTTAGAAATACCAAGAATAACATTCTCTTTAGATGATGATGATTTCATAGAAGATGGAGAAACTGCAAAAGAATTAGCTACATCAACAGATACAGTAGCATTTGGAAGACATAAATTTAAAGTATTTGCAAGTATTTCAGAAACTGTTTTAAGAGGGACAAATACTAATTTAGTTCAAACTGTAGAAAGTGCACTTGAAAGTGGACTTGCAGCAAAAGAAAAGAAAGTTGCATTTGCAAAGAGCCCTAAATCGGGAGAAGAGCATATGTCTTTTTATTCAACTCAAAATGCTATAAAGAAAATAGAAGGAGAAAATAAATATAAAGCTATAAAAAAATGTTTAGCAGATTTAGAAGATATGTATAGTGATAATGCTGAAATATTTATGCTTAGAACAGACTACTATGACATAATAGAAATGCTATCAAATGGAACAACTAGCTTATATGCAGCTAAACCAGAACAAGTTTTAGGTGCGCCTGTTACATTCTGTGATAAAGCTGTAGATCCTGTTGTTGGAGACTTTTCATTCTCTCATTTTAACTATGATTTAGACATGTTATATGATAGAGATAAAAATGTTAAAACTGGTATGGAAGATTTCGTTTTAACAGCTTGGTTTGATCATCAGATAAAATTAAAATCTGCATTTAGAATAGCCACAGTGACTCCCAGTTAATGAACCTGAAGAAATGGATATTATTACAGATTTAAACGAATTAAACGTACAAGAACTTAAAGAGATTTGTAAAAAAAGAGGTTTTTCAGGTTACTCTAATTTAAATAAAAATGAGTTAATAGATTTAATAAATAAACAAAAAGAATAGGAAGTTCTCCTATTCTTTTATTATGGTGATGATATGGATAAAGAAAGAGAAATAATTAAATCAATAAAATTTTCGTGTAGGATAGATGAGGATTTAGATTATATAGTAAATAATAAAATAGATAAAGAAATAGAAGAATTAAAAAACTCTGCAGAAATTTATCTTAAAAATTCAGGCGTAAAAATTGATTATGAAAATGACTTATTTGTGTTGCTTGTAAAGAAGTTAGTGAAGCATTGGTATGATTATAAAGATAATAATGTTAGTAAATACAATGAAATACCTTTTGGAATAACTTGTATTATAAATCAATTACAATTTTGCAACAGGAAGTGATTGAATGGAGTTGAATGAAAGAATAATAATACAATCAATAAAAAGTAAGGGAACGCTTGAAGATAATGAGATTATAGATATGGTTAGTTTATGGGCTAATATAGAAGATATTGATGAAAAAGAAAGTGTTGTATCTGAAAAGTTAACATCTAATATCTCAAAAAAAGTAATTATAAGATATACACCTATATTGGATAGTAGAAAAAATCCAAAGATAAGTAAAGAATTTCAAATTAAATACATGGGAAATGAGTATGAAATTAAAAGTGCTATTACCATAATAAATAAGCAATATATAAAATTAAATGTTCATAGTATTTAATAAAAAGTAGGTGGAAAGATGCATAATTACCTGGTAGGTATTCTTGAAACTTTAGGAATTGATATAGCTTGGATGGAATATGAAGGTGATTCAGATGAATATATAGTATTTTCTATATATGATGACAAAGAGAGTGACTTCTTTGACAATACAAATCTATCTGAAACTTATTATATAACTATAAATTATTATTTCAAAAGTTTAAAGAATATTGATAAATGGGAAAAAATAAGGGATTTATTAAAGGAAAATGGCTTTGCCTATGATGGTGGAGAGGATTTAAAAACAAAAAATATATATGGTAAAAATATGGATTTTATCTATAAAAAAACGACCTCTTAAATTCGATTCTAATAGGTTTTATTTTTTCTTTTGATATATTTATCAATGCATTTTTAAACATGTTTACAGGAGAAAACTTTTATATGGGATTAAATATTGATTTCAACCAAGTAAAAGCTAATTTAATGGCTATACAGAAAAACATTAGAAATAATGTAATAGATAAATCTCTTGATGCAGGAGCAGAAATTATTTTAGAAGAAGAATTAAAAAATGTTCCTGTTCATGTTCCAGATAAAAAAAATCGTAAATCTGGTGGAAGATTAAAAGCTAGTTTAGGAGTGGGTAAAAAAAGTGGAACAGAATTAAAGAGATCTGTCCATATAGGAATAATTAATGCTCATGAAAGAGAGGTTGTATATGGATATTATCAAGAGTATGGGTTTCAAAGAGGTGGAAAAGCAGTTGCGGGTAAAAAATGGATGAAAAAATCATTTAACAACTCTGTAAAAAAAGCAAATGAAAAAATTAAAGATGTTGTAATTAAAGAAATAACCGCAGGTGTTAAAAAATAGAAAACTAAATATATAAATTTAAAAATAGTAGTTTTGTGTACGAAACTACTATTTTTGTGTTAAAAATACCTAATTTCGTGTACAGATTACCTTAATTTGTGTACGAAATTAAAAACAGCCAATCAAATACAAAAATAAGAAAGAAGGTAATTAAATGACTAACAAAATAAAAGCATGTTTTGGTTTATCAAATATACATTTTGCTGAATTTAATGGAAGTGCATTTGAAACTCCAGTTAGAATACTTCACGCTAAAAAAGTTGAAAATAAATTCAAATATGAAAACGTAGAAGAATGGGCAGATAATATCGCTGTTATAAATGATTATTTATTTGGTGGTGGAGAAGGTAAATTAACTACTCTTGGATTAAGCAAAGAAGAAAGAACTTTATTATTTGGAAATAAATCTGTAAAAGGTGGAATAGCTGTAGCGGATACAGATGAAGCTCCTATAGGTGCTTTTTTATTTGAAAGAAGATTAAAGGGTGGAGCTAAGAGATTATATGTAATATATGCTTGTAAGTGCTCTCCAACAGATATATCAGGAGATACTATAGAAGGTGGAAAGACTGAATATGAAACAACTGAAATAGAATACTCTATAAGTGCATGTGAACATGAAGGCGTAAATTTAATTTATTTCTTTATAGATACAAATGATCCTACTGTAGATCAAACACAGATTACAAAATGGTATCAAGAAGTTCAATTCCCGAAAGAATTAGAAGATTTGCTTGCTATGAAAATGAAACAAAAAGAATGTGTTCCTGAAGATAAATCAGGTATGATAGCAGTTTCAAAAGATAGTAAAGAAGATACAAATGACTTAGAAAAAGAAATAAAGGAAGTAAAAGAAAGTAAACCTAAAAAAAGTAAAGATGATTCAGAGAAAGAAAAATTAGAAACTAAAGAATAAATATAAAAAGTAAAAGGCTTTGTAAATCAATTATAGATTTATAGAGCCTTTTTAATATTAGTTACTAAGGATTAGGTGATAAAAATGTATACGTCTACATTAGAATTTGAAGGTATTAAATTTAAAGGAACTATGGATATGAACTCATTAAAAAGTATTCAAGAAGATTTATTAAGTGAGGGCATAAAAACAACTATACCAAATATTTTTAAAAAAATTTCTGAATATGAAATGACTTATATATCCTCATTTGTACTAAATACTTTATCAAGTATAAATGAGAAAAAGAGAGATGAGTTTTTAGGTTTATTTTTAACTAAAACTAAAGACGACCTTCAAACAATTAATAGATATAATTCAATATTTTCATATATAAATGACCTTATGGCTAGATGCCTTCCAAAAGTAGAATCTAAGGAAGAATCTATTTTTGAAGATGATTATTTATTATATGAGGACAAAGATTGGGAATTAAGTCATATGGAGTTTATGTGGAACAGTGTAATTAATAGGAGTGATAATTTTTGGAATATAACACCTAAAAATTACTTTGAACAATTTGAAATATATAAGAAATTCAACAATATAAAAGACGAAAAAGTTGAGGATTTCTAAGGTGGTGGTTAAATGTCAGGCAAGAAAGAAGAAATAGGCGAATTAGCCATTGCTCTAAGTTTTGAATCTCAAGATGCTAATAAACAGATATCAGCATTAAATAAATTTATAAATAGAACTGAAAAAGAATTTAAAGCAGCTGGGAAAGGTGTTAAAAACTTTGAAAATACATATCAAGGTTTAGATGCAAAGATAAAGAAAACTACAAAGCAATTAGAATATAATAATAAAAAGTTAAAAGTACAGGAAAGTGAACATAAGAAAGTTGCTAAAGCCTTTGAACTTAGTAAGAAAAAATTAGATGAAATGGATGGAAGTATTGATAAAAATTCAAAGGAATGGAAAGAGCAAGCGAACTTAGTACAAAAGAATGCTGATAAATTAGCCAAATTATCTACTGATATCAATGTAACAAAAGGTAATATAAATAAATTAACATCTGAACTTAATGAATCTAAAACTAGGTTTGAGGAATTAGGAAGAAAAACTCAAACTTTAGATGAAAAGTTAGAACAAATAGGAACTCAAAGTGAATTAACTCAATCAGAGTTAAATAAGTTAGGAAGTGAACTTCAACAAAGTGGTGGATATTTTGAGAAGTTAGGTAATGAAATAAATAAAATAGCAAATGATCTAAATACTTGTAATCAAAAAGTAGATGCTTACCAATCTGAAATAAATAAATTAGATTCTGTATTAAGTGAAAATAAGAATAAGCATAGCCAATTAAAAAAGGAAATTAATGATGTTGAAAAAGAACTATCAGAAGCCAAAAGTAAATATGGAGAAAATAGCACAGAAGCTAATCAACTAAATCAAAAATTATTAAGCCTTAAAGATAGTTACAACCAAGTTGAAACTGAGATTGAACAAAATAATAATGAGTTAGTTCAATATAAAACACAATTAAATAATGTTCAAACAGAAGTAAATCAATTATCTAATGAACTAAAACAGATGCCTTTTGATAAAGTTTCAGAAAGCTTAAAAAATACTGGTAGTGCAGTAAGTAGCGTAGGACAGAGTTTAACGACTGGTGTAACTGTACCTATAGGTGCGGCGGCTGGAGCTGCAACAAAATTCGGTGTTGATTTTGGAAGTGCTATGAGTAAATTACAAGCAACTTCAGGTATAACTGATAAAACTTCTAAGTCATTTGTAGATCTTGAAAGAAAAGCTCGTGAAATGGGTAGTACAACTTCTTTTAGTGCTACAGATGCAGCAAATGGACTTACATATTTGGCTCTTGCAGGTTGGGATGTAGAAACTCAAATAGATAGAATTGAGCCAGTTCTTAGGGCTGCTGAAGCTGGAGGAATGGATTTAGCTAGATGTGCAGATTTAGTTACAGATTCTATGTCTGCCGCTGGAGTTGCATCTGAAGATTTCTCAAAATACTTAGATATAACAGCTCAAGCACAAAGAAAATCTAATACTTCTATGGAGCAAATGCTTGAAGCTTATACCGTAGCTGGAGGAATGTTTGACCAGTTAAATATGCCCCTTGAAAAATCAGGAGCTTTATTAGGAGTATTAGCAAATAGAGGAACTAAAGGTTCAGAAGCTGGAAATGCTCTTATATCAGTATTCTCAAACCTAATAACAGAAACTGGTCAGGCTGGAGACGCTTTAGAAGCTATGGGAATATCTCTTTATGATTCAACAGGAAAACAAAGAGATATGGTTGATGTATTAAAAGAAATGGCTCAGAAACTTGGAGTAACAGCCGATGGAACTTCTGATTTAACAGAACAACAAAAACAACAGTATGCTGCTATGGTCGGAGGAAAAACTCAATTTGATACATTAATGAAATTATTATCTGGAGTTTCTGGAGAGTATGATACATTAGAAGATCAATTAAAAAACAGTAATGGTGCATTAGCTGAAATGGCTAAGACTATGAAAGATAATCTAGGCGGAGCCATAGATAATATGAAATCTGCACTAGAGGGTGCTTTAATTGATGCATTTAAAGCAATGGAGCCTGCGATAAAATCAGTTGTAGAGAAAATAACAGATTTATCTAATTGGTTTAATAATTTAGATGAAGATTCTCAAAGGATGATAGTTACATTAGCTGGAGTTGCAGCAGCAACAGGACCTTTATTAATAGCAACAGGTAAATTAATATCTGCAGGAGGAAGTGTTTTAAGCTTATTTGGAAAACTTTCAAAATCGGGTGGAGATACTGCCAAGGTAATAGGACTTCTTAAAAAAGGTTTTTCATTATTAGGTGGACCTTTAGGTATTGGAGCAGCAGTTGCTGCTGTTGGACTTGCAATATATGCTTTTAAAAAGTTCGATAGTCATATGAAAAAAGATGTTATACCTTCAACTGAAAGTGTAGTTGATGGTATGAAAAATGTATCTGAAGAAACAAAAAAAACTATAAAGCCATTTATTGAAATGAGCCAGACTGTAGAGACTGAATTTATAAAAATCAAATCAAATGGTACTACAATGACTGAAGGTTTAAAAAATGGTGTAGTTTCTAAGTTAGATGAAATGGTTAAAGAAGTAAAAACTAAGTTAGAAAGTAATAGAGATAATGCAGAAAAAACATTTAATGAAATGTTTGCTAATGCGGTTACAATAACAGATCAAGAGAAGGAACAAATAATTAATGCATCTAAGCAAGCATTTAATAAGAAAATAGAAGATGTTCAAGCTAGTAAAGATAAGATTAATGAAATACTTCAAACTGCTCTAAATGAAAATAGAGAACTTAATAAAGCTGAAGAAAATGAAATACAAGATCACTATAATAATATAAAAAATACTGGCTTGGAAATTATGAGTAAAAGTGCTGAAGAATTAAAAGCTATAAAAAAAGAGTTAAATATACACTCTAAAGAACTTTCAGCACAACAAGCAAGTGATGTTATTCAAGAAGCAGAAAAGCAACGTAAAGGAAGTATTGAAAAAGCTCAAAATGAATATCAAGAACGTTTAAAATATGCAGAAATGTTAAGAAGTGAAGGCTCAGCTGAAAATGAACAATTAGCTACTAAAGTTATAAGTGAAGCTAATAGGATGAAAGAAGAGCAAATTACTGCGGCTAATAAGACCGCTGATAGTGTCATAAATTCTGCAAAAGTTCAAGCTGGAGAATATTCAAAGTATATAGATTCCATGACTGGGAAAGTTCTTAGTGGATGGGAAGTAATGGGTAATAGCGTTGATAACTTTGTACTTAAAATGTGGTATGGGCTAATAGATTTCTTTAATAATATTCCTGAAAATGTTCAAATATTTTTCGGTAAAATAGGTATTTCTTTAGCTGAATTTGGTATATCTGCAATTGATTGGTGGAGAAGCTTACCTTTTACAGATGACAAGGCTTTAGAAGGTGTAAGGCAATCCTGGGTACAATCTATTGATGAAACTTCTAAATATGTTAAAGACAAAACATCAGAAATGGACTTAGAAAAACCATTTAGAGAATTACCTGGAAAAGTAAGAAATTCATTAGAAAATAATAACCTTACACTTAGTGTTATGACGGATAGATATTTCTTAGTAAAAAAAGTAAGTACAGAAAACATAATTGAAGAGTATGTTAGGTATGGAAAATTTGAAGTTAATTTTATATTAGAGCCTTTTAGATATATAAAAGATGAAAGATATATAGAAATTTCATATAGTCCTATAAAGCTATATTATTCAGGAAGTTATCCTGGTGAGTGTAATATAAAAATATATGGAAGAAATAATATACAGCTTACTGTTAATGATGAAACTATTCAAATCAATAATGTTGATGGATATGTTGAATTAGATAGTAAGCTTTTATTGTGTCTAAATAGAGATAAAACCTCTAAAACTAGAGATATGATAGGTAATTTTCCTATATTAAGTAAAGGAGAAAATATAATAACTTGGGATGGAAATATAACTAGAGTAGAAATACTTCCAAGAACAGCATTTAAGTAGGTGATACATTGAATAATAAAAAGATAGTTAAAGCATGTATTTTTAAGAAAAATACTCCTATTGATATAGTCACTACAACAAATGGAGATCAAATACTAGATAATATACTTTTATCTGCTGTTACTGATGAACATTTATATACAGGAGAGTATTATTTAGATTTTTCAACTTTATTAGATCATGAGAATAAAATACATGAATTAATAGAAGAAGAAGCTATTGTAAAAGTTCATATGGATTATGGAGATGAAATTTTTTCTATTGCTAAAGTAAGTAAAAATAGTAGACAAATTACTGCATTTGCTAGACAAATTACTATCTCTGAAATGTTAGATATGTGGTTAGAAGATGTACGACCTACCAAAACAAATGGACAAGTGGCTTTATCTACTCTAAGAGACAACAGTAAAGGGAAAAAAGATATAAGTGTTTCATCTGATATATCTGAACTATCTACAGCCTATTATATGGATATGAACTTATATAAAGCTGTATTTGATTGTGAACAATCCTTTATTAATAGATGGGGTGGAGAGATCCAAAGAAGAGGATACAATCTAACTATAAATAAAAAAATAGGTCAAAATAGAGGGGTTCAAATACGAAGTAGAAAGAATTTAACTGGGTTTGAAGCTAACACAGATATTGATAAAGTGGTTACTAGGATAAAGCCAAAAGGGTTTAATGGCATTACTATAGATGGATATGTAGATAGTCCTTTAATAGATATTTACAAAAATATAAAGACAAAAGAAATTAAATATGATGATGTAAAGGTAAAAGAAAAAGAAGATGATGAAGGCTTTGATACTCTTGAACAAGCCCAAGCAGAGCTTATCAGAAGATCTAAATTAGAATTTAGTGTAAATCAAATAGATAAGATAAAAGCTGATTATAGAGTTAATTTTGTCCAATTAGAATATACAGAAGAATATAAAGAGTATGTTCAAGCTGAAAGAGTTTATTTAGGAGATGAAGTTGAAGTATATGAGGAAAAGTTAAATACTAATATAACAGCTAGGGCAGTTCGTAGAAGATTTGATGTATTAAAGCAAAGAGTTATCGAAGTTGAACTTTCAAATGCAGTAAAAAAGGATAAGCCTCCTACTATAAATGATGTAATCAACAATATAAATAAAGTTGAAAGCAATATAAATAAAAAGAATGAATGGTTTGAAAATGCTATAAATGATGTTACTAGCCAAATTCAAGGTGGACTTAAAAATAGTTATGTAGTTGTTAGGGAAAATGAAATATTAATAATGGATAGTAAAGATATTAATACAGCAACTAATGTATGGAGATGGAATCAAGGCGGACTAGCACATAGTAAAACTGGATACTTTGGAAACTATGATACTGCAATTACTCAAGATGGTAAAATAATAGCTAAGTTTTTGTATGGACTAGAAATAAAAGGAGAACAAATTGTAGCTGGAGTTATTAGTAATAAAAGTGGATCATTGAGAATGGATTTAGATGATGATAGTTTTAGAATAGGGAGCTTTGATTCTAGTGATTCTGTAGAGCATACAAATGAGCATTCAAAATATAAGCACTCAGATGGTACGTACACTCAAATAGGTATAAATGGACTTGAAAGAAGAAGATATGATTCAAATTATATAAAAGATTATCATTATCTAACTGCAGCAGGAACTGTTAGAGTTGGTGGTGGAATAAATGTGCCTGATGAAATGACAGTTTATCTACCTAGTGATTTTGCAGGTAAAAGTTTTGAAGTTTTTTTATCTATTGCTATGACTGGAACATATGATACCTATTACACTCTAATAGGTCTTACTGGAATCAGATGTTCTGTACTTGAAAGAAACTTTAAAAATGGAAGTTTTAAAGTTAGAGGTAATTCCACTTTTTCAGCAAAAGAAACATTTGGAGCTGTACATGGATACGTTGATATAACATATATTGCAATTGCATAGAAAGTAAAATATGAAAGGATAATCTAATGAAAAAAATTTGTATTGTATATTCAAAAAGCTCAGGTGAAATATTTAATTTTGGAATACATGAATGTGAGCAAAGTCTTAAAATGTTTGGAGTTTTTGAAGAAGATATGTCTAAAGTATTTGATATTGTTCATTTTGAATTTAATGATTTTATAATTGATAACATTAAAAACCTTAAAATTGATATAAATACCAAACAACTTATTGAAAAAAGTCATCTTAGTAATATGTTAAAAAAAATAAATGGAGATAGTTAATTATGAGAAACAAAGTTTATTTAGTTGATATAAATAAAAAGCAATATCAAACAGCGTGGTATAAGCAATATGACAATGATATTCCATATACTATTAGGTTGGTAGATGATGGAGTAGATGTAAATTTATCTGGATATAACATATCTGCATTTTTTAAAAATAAAGTAGGTAATGTATTTGAAAAAAGCTGTACTATTCAAGAAGAATCTCTTATAAAAACTACTTTAGATAATAATATTTTAGGTGTAGATGGAGATGTAAATGTTGAATTTGCTCTTGAAAGAAATAGTCAAATCGTAACTACATTTACAATAACATTTAAAGTTGAAAAAAGTATAAATAGAAATGAAGCTTTAACAGAACAACCTCAATGGGATATTATAAAAGACTTATTTAATTTAGAAGAGATTCTTAATAATAAAATAGATGAAATAAATACATTTGTTTCTAAAAAAAATACAGAAATTCAAAATACTATAAAAAAAGCTAATTCAAAAATAGATGAAGCTATAAAAAATATACCTCCTGGCCCCCAAGGACCTGAAGGTCCTCCTGGTAGAGGCCTTAATATATTAGGTTCTTTTAATAGCGAATCAGAACTGCCTTCAAATCCTTCACAAGGAGATGGATATTTAGTTAATTCTTCATTGTTTATATCTATAGATAATGAATGGGTTAATTGTGGTCCTATACAAGGACCTATAGGTCCCACAGGACCACCAGGGCCTGCAGGAAAAAATGGAGCACAGGGTAAACAAGGACCCCCAGGTCAACCAGGTGTAAATGGTAAGGATGCAGTTTTAGAAGAACATTTTGCATCTAATGGATGGATAAAGTTTAGCGATGGATTAATTTTACAATGGGGGTTAGCTCTTCCCACACCTAATGCTTTTGCTCCTATTAAATTTCCAATAAGTTTTCCTATAAAATGCTACTGTATGGTTCCTCAATTTGTATATGGTATTGGAAGAAAAATAGCCGTAGATGATTTAACTTCATCTGGATTTAGTTTTAAAGTTGAAGATGCAGGAAGTGCTGGAGAAGTTAGATGGTTTGCAATAGGACATTAACATATATAAAAGAAAGGATGTTTTGATGTATTATTTAAGACTTACAGATAATAATGAATTTGAGTTTTTAATTAATTCTATACATACTATAAAAGATAGTGATATCGAAATAAGTAAGGATGAATATGATTTGTTTATTGAAAAGCAATCCAAAGGTATATATTTTAGAATTAAAAATAAAAATGCTAAAAGATTATTTGACATATTAGAAGAATTTATACCTGAACAAATAGATCCTGGAATAACTAATAAAGAAAGATTAGATATTTTAGAACAAGAAAATGCAGATTTGCTTTTAGATAGTGCTTTAAAAGATTCAAAAATAGAACAATTAGAAAATGATTTATCAGATTTAATGCTTGAAGTTGCATGTATAGGAGGTAATTAAAATGGATTGGTTTGAAAAAATAAAAAGATATTATAACAATGGAAGATATACAAAAGATGAAGTTAAGAAATTCGTACAGTTAAAAAAAATAACTGAAGGACAATATAAAGAAATAACTGGAGAAGACTATATTAAATAGTCTTATTTTATTGAGTTTTTTCCAAAGGATGTGATTGATATTTTAAATAGAAGTTATGATATAAAGCTAGATCTACAGTTCTCATATAACAATAATCCAGATTTAAAGTTTATGCAATTTGATAAAAATACATCTGATTTTTTTATAAGAATAGAAAGAGGAACTGAAGATGTAGACTTATCAAATTCAATTATAACATTAGCTGTTATAAAGCCAGATAATACTACTGATGCTATGTTTCTTGATATAAGAAACGATAAACTATACGCTGATTTAAAGCCTTCTATGAAAGACTTAGTAGGAACTTATCAAGCAAGAGCAATGCTAGTTTCAGGTGATGAAACAGTAACAACGGATGTTATAACCTATACAGTTAATGAGGATAAAATATTAAGCCAATTAAACTCTGATATAGTTTCAGATGAAAGATATTCAATATTAACTGATATGTTGAATAATTTATCTGAAATAGAAACTAATGAAACTAATAGAGTTGAGGCAGAGAAATTAAGAGAAAAAAAGATTAAAGAATTAATAGATAAAGCAAATAAAGCTATACAAAATATTAATTCTACTATTGAAAATGAAGTTAATAAGATAGTTCCAGAAATAGTTAATGATACAACAAATGAATATTTAGGAACTGTTAAAGAAGATTTAAAAAATGCTGTTAATAATGCTAATACAAAAATAGAAGAAGTAGACAATAAAATATCCGAAGTTAATAACTTTATTGATGAAAAAAACAACCAGGTCAATGATTTTATAGAAGAAGCTAATGCAAATATAGATAAAGCTATAAAAGATATTCCACCAGGACCTCCTGGACCTCCTGGTCCTAAGGGAGAAACTGGAGAGCAGGGAGAACCAGGAGAACAAGGTCCTCCTGGTGAAAATGGTAAGGATGGTAAAAATGGAGTAGATGGAACATTTAATCCAGATACTGAGTTTCACGAGTTAGAAACTACAAATAAAACAGTTCTTGGAGCTATAAACGAACTTTTTAATGCAATAAAGAAAATCAATGATGCTGATTATGTTACAAGAATAAAAGATGTTCAGCGAGTAGAGCCTATGAACGGTTGGGGACTTACAGGAAATAAAATTAATAGGTTAACTAAGTTCGATTTAGGATTTACAATATTTGAGTTTCAAGTTACAGCACTTCAAGAAATTGCTAATAATGCTGTAAGTTTTATGCTACCATCTGGATTTACTCCATCTGTCACATTTATACCTATTACATTTTCTATAGGTAGCGGTATAGGAAGTGGATTTATATACAAAAACGGTCAAGTTAAGTTTAATGGAACTTATTCAAAAGGAACTATAATAACTGGTAGCTGTTTAATAATAAATTGATGTGGAAGGACAAGTAAATATGGAAAAAGCAACAATTGATTTAATAGTATCTCAAGGAATATTTGCGATACTTTTTTTATATCTTTTTGCTGATACAAGGAAAGAGAGTAAAAAAAGAGAAGAAGAATTGCAAAAAATTATAGATAATAATCAAAAAATAATAATAGAAACTGTTAATAAATTAAATGTAATTGAAGATGTTAAAGAAGATGTTAAAGAAATAAAAAATAAGATAAATGGAGCTGTATAATGCAGCTCTTTTTATATACAAAAATATAAATTTTAGGAGGGTTTTAAAATGTTAAACATTAAAAGAAAAATAAGTAACTATAATCACTCTGAAGGTAATAAACCTAACTACATAGTAATTCACTATACTGGAAATATAAATGATAGTGCTAAAAATAACGCTGATTATTTTGGAAGATGTAATAGAAATGCATCAGCTCATTACTTTGTAGATGATAATGAAATATATCAAGTAGTAGAGGATTATAACGCTTCTTGGCATTGCGGAGATGGCCATAATAGATATGGAATAAACAACTATAACTCAATAGGCATAGAAATGTGTGGTACTGATAATGGTAATATATCAGAAAAAACAGTACAAAATACTTTAGAATTAACAAAATACCTTATGAAAAAATATAATATAGATGCAGATCATGTTGTTAGACATTATGATGCATCAAGAAAAAACTGTCCTTCTGCTTTTAGTTCTAATAATTGGGCTAGATGGTGGGATTTTAAAAATAGATTAAATGGCACTCCTTCAAATATAGCTATAGGAAAAAATATTGATGTAACTTATCAAGTATATGTAAATAGAAAATTACTCCCTAATGTAGTTAATTTAAATGATTATGCTGGTATATATGGAAAACCACTACAAGCTATATATGCTAGTTTAAGCGAGGGTTCTATAAGATATAGAGTTCATACTCAAAATGGAAAATGGCTACCTTGGGTTATGAATAGAGAAGATTATGCAGGAATACTAAGCAAAAATATAGATGCTTTAGAAATGGAATTAGTAGGATTAGAAGGATATAGCGTTAATTATAGAGCATATGTAGGTCGTGGATGGTTACCTTGGGTTAATGACTTAGAGGATTACGCTGGTATATTAGGTAAACCAATAGAAGGAATACAAATCCAAATTATAAAAAAATAAATTTTATATTTGTTGTTTAAATGCATAATTAAAAAGGTATACTATTAATATAAACTTTAGTGATGTTCAGTTTATAGTGTTTCTAAAAAAAGAAGTTATTATATATACTAACTTCTTTTTTTATTGAAAAACACACCTAAACTTAGGTATTATATATTGTAGTTACTCAGTATTTAACATATATTTAAATTAAAACAGTTTAACAAATCATACTAAACTCGAACTGTAGAGAATAAATTCAGTAGTTGCTAGACCTATTAACTAGAATAAAAGGAATGGTTTATTTACATGTACCATTCTTTTTTATTTTTGAAAATTTGAGTTAAACTTTTATATAATAAAATTGTTCATAAATGAACACCGACCTTTGATGCATTTCGAACTGTAGAGTAATTCAGTAGTTTCTAGACCTCTAAACTAGCTTAGGAGTGCTATAACTATAGCACTCCTTTTTATTTTTATTCCTTGAAAATATAACCTAAACTTTAATATAATGATTAACATATCATTCCCTCGCAATAAACTTTTTCAACTTTAGTTTATTGCAAGATATAAAATAGCTAGGAGATACCTCCCACTCATATTCTCCTAGCTCCCCAATATATAATATTTACTTGAAAAAGATGTATATAAATACAATAAAAAATAAAAAAAGAAGTTAAGCTTAATGGCTAACTTCTTTTTTATT